ACGGTAATTAATACATAAGGTTAGAATATAAACAAATATATGGCTTGTTTGATTGCTAATCTTCCGTCAATAGAAGTATGGATTCGTAAAGAATACTTAACTGATCATCAATTTGGTCATGGTGAATTTGTAAAAGGCGTTTGGGTATCGGTTAAATCCATACCTGGACGCGCTTTTTATTTTGAAACATACTTACCAGAATATGCGGCAATGTATGATAAATTGCCGATTAGTGCTTTTGTATCAGATCCAGAAATACCAACACCTGATATGAATTTACCAAACTTACAATTTTGGAATTGTATGGACTATGGTGTTGTATCAGTTGATAAAAAATTTATTGGTTCAATGGATTTTGAATGCTATACTAGAGACCACGGTATTCAAAAAGGTACTTACATTTGTACAATTGATAACTATCATCATGATCCAGATTATGTTGATTGGGCAACAAGTGAAAATCCAGCAGAACATAAGTCTCATAACTTAATTGAACTGGAAAATGGACAGTATGCTCTCTATCCTAATAACCGTTTACGTATCTTTGATAATAGTTTGACTCCTGTTGATCCAAAAATGCCCGATTTTAAAGTATCAACTCAATATTATTCTGTTGAAAATGGATTTGAACGTCTTGGTATGGGTCGTGAAGATGAATACCATTGGAAGACTGCAAAAGAACGGGAAGAGGAAGAGAAAATAAATACCGATGAGGGATAGGAACCCCTATAAAAGTTCTGGTTCACTAATCAGGAGTACAATGGGCAATTCACCTGTCGATAGAAATAAAGATTATATGTTTAAAATGTATGGTACAACTAGTTTGATTACTGATTATTGGTCAATGCCCCGTAAAACTAATGATGATCCTGAAGAATTAACGGAAGAACAAAAAAATCAAGAGTGAGGGTATAAATAAATTTATAAAAATCTACCCACACGATGTCTTCACAGAGGGTTTCTAGAGCATTTAAAGATATTAGCTTTGCCTTTGACCCACATCCAGTGACAAAGGACTTACCTATATTGGTAAATCAACGTGCTATTATTCGATCAGTACGTAATTTAGTTGAAACAATACCAACTGAACGGTTTTTTAACTCTACATTAGGTACTGATATTCGTGGATCCCTCTTTGAATTCATTGATTATGGTACTTCTATCGTAATTGAAGATCAAATTAAGAATACAGTTGAATTTTATGAGGATCGAATTGAAAATTTAAAGGTTGAGGTCGATCCTCAACCTGACAATAATAGTTTTGATGTAAAAGTGTTCTTTGATATCGTTGGTTCAGATTTTCCACCACAAGCATTCTCCTTTATTCTGGAGACAACGCGATAAAAAATGCCTTTTACTCAGTTTACTAACTTAGATTTTGACCAAATTAAGGTTCAAATCAAAGATTATCTCCGTGCTAACTCTAATTTTACGGATTTTGACTTTGAAGGATCTAATTTTTCAGTCTTAATTGATACGCTTGCTTATAATACTTACATTAACGCATTTAATGCGAACCTTGTAGTTAATGAATCCTTCTTAGATGGTGCTACAGTTCGTGAAAATGTAGTTTCTCTTGCTAGAAATATTGGTTATATACCTCGTTCTAAGAGTGCTGCTAAGGCACAGGTCACTTTTACAGTACCAACTGGGACATTAGGTGCTACATTAACCTTAGAATCAGGTTTGGTTTGTGTTGGTGCTCAAGATAATACTTCATATCGTTTCTCAATACCCTCAAGTATCACTGCTTCTGTTGTTGATGATGTAGCACAGTTTGGTACATCTGAAAATCCTATAGAAGTTTTTCAAGGATCGCTACTCTCTACACAATTCTTGGTCAATACGGCACAAGATCAGCGTTTTATCCTTGATAATCCAAATATTGACACTTCAACCATCACTGTTTTTGTAAAAGGTATCAATGATACTGGTCTTGGACGTGAATTTAAGTTAATTGATAACATTTTAAACATTGATAATAACTCTGAAATCTTCTTAATTCAAGAAGTACAGGAAGAACGTTATGAATTGTTATTTGGTGATGGATATTTTGGTAAAAAGTTAGAAAATAATGCTGTTGTAACTGTTAATTACATTATAACTGATGGTGAAGCAGGAAATGGACCATCATTGTTTGATTTCCAAGGTAATTTTATTGATGAAGATGGACTTAGATTTATTCCTACTGCCTCAGTACCCATTACAACCGTCCAGAAGGCACAGAATGGTGGTGAAGTAGAGAACTTATCGTCTATTAAATACTTCGCTCCTAGACTCTACTCGGCACAGTACAGAGCGGTTACTGCTAGGGACTATGAAGCAATCATCTCCTCAATATATTCTAATACAGAGTCTGTTGCAGTTGTTGGGGGAGAAGAATTAACACCACCACAATTTGGTAGTGTGCAAATTAGTATCAAACCTAAGAATGGTACTTATATTTCTGACTTTGATAAGCAGAATATTATGAGTAAGATTAAACAATACTCTATTGCTGGTATTAATCAGAAGATTGTTGATCTAAAAATACTTTATGTTGAGATTGATTCAACAGTTTACTATAATAACACCCAAGTTTCTAATCCGGATGAACTTAGGACTAATATCATTAATTCTTTAACGACATATTCTAAAGACGTTGATATGAATCGCTTTGGTGGTCGATTTAAGTATAGTAAAGTTCTTCAATTAATTGATCGTGTTGATGATGCTATTACTTCTAATGTTACTAAAGTGATAATTAGAAGAGATATTAAGGTTCTTAAGAATCAGTTTGCACAATATGAACTTTGTTTTGGTAATAGATTCCATGTAAATTCAAATGGATTAAATATTAAATCAACAGGATTTAATATTCCTGGAGAATCTTCAAAAGTATTTTTAACAGACAATCCAATTAATAGTGTAAAAGGAACAATCGCAATCGTTAAGATTGATTCTAGCGATAATATAGTAGTTGTTGCTAAAGAAGCAGGAACAGTTGATTATAGTAAAGGAGAAGTTATTCTTAATACTGTAAATATTACTGAAACAGATAAACCAAATAATATTATTGAGATTCAGGCATTCCCAGAATCTAATGATGTTGTAGGTCTTAAAGATCTTTACTTAGATTTTAACATTTCTAGTAGTGGAATAAATATGATTAAAGATGTTATCGCATCTGGTGAAGATATTTCTGGTGTATCGTTCACAAGAGATTACTACACTTCAAGTTATTCAAACGGAGCACTACAGAGGAAATAAGATATGTCGCATTTTGAGAAGAAAGTGCAACTCAATAAAATTATTGAGAGCCAACTTCCAGAATTTTTAGTTGCCGACTTTCCTAAAGCGGTAGAGTTTTTCAAGCAATATTATATCTCTCAAGAGTCTCAGGGTAGTAATATTGATTTGATTGATAATCTCGATAAGTATATCAAATTAGATAATCTTATTCCTGAAGTTATTGTTGGAACAGCAACTCTCTCGGTAAATATCAGTGCTTCAGATACCACAATCATAGTATCTTCTACAAGAGGATATCCGGATGATTATGGTCTTTTAAAGATTGGTGATGAAATTATTACATATACTGGTAAGACAGATACTTCTTTTACCGGATGTATCCGTGGTTTTAGTGGTGTAACTGGATTTGATGATACAACAAAATCATACTTTACAAATACTAACCGCCAAAGTGTAATTTTTGAAGATACTGTTGCATCTAATCATAGTGCAAATGCAACTATTCAGAATCTTAGTGCTCTTTTCCTGCAAGAATTTTATAAAAAGTTAAAGAAAACATTTACTCCTGGATTTGAAGAAGAGACTTTTGTATCTGATCTTAACGTCTCAAACTTCATTAAACACGCCAGAAACTTCTATCAGTCTAAAGGTATTGAAGAGTCTATAATCATCCTCTTCAAGGTGCTCTACGGGGTCACTGCGAAGGTTATTGATCTTGAGAGTAGATTGATTAAATCTTCTTCTGCAGATTATGCTAGAAGAGAAGTTGTTGTTGTTGAAAGAATTTCCGGAGATCCTTTTGGTTTAGAAGGTCAAACTATTTTTAAATCAACTGATCTCAATACCAATGCATCAATATCTGAAGTAGAAATATTTACTAAAAATAATAGATCTTTTTATAAACTTGGACTGTTTGTTGGATATAATGATAGAGATCTTATAGAAGGTTTTTTTACAATACCTGGATTTTCTAGAGTTTTAGAGACAGTTTCTCCTGGAGATTCTGTTATTAGTGTAGATTCTACAATTGGATTTGATGAATCTGGTATTATCATTAGTGGAAATAATACAATAACATACACTTCAAAGAGTGTTAATCAGTTTTTTGGATGTAGTGGTGTTGAAGATATAATTAACACTACAGATCCAATTAGATCAAATGAAACTGTATTTGGATATGAAAATGGTGATGTAAGCAAAAAGTGTGAATTGCGTATTACTGGTGTTCTTTCTAGTTTTGAAGTACTTGAAGATAATCCCCTGATTGAAGTTGGTGAGAAAATTTTCGTAAAAAATATTGGTGATGTAATTAAAAATCCATCACAAAATAAAACAAATAAGGAAATATTTGCAAATTCTTGGATATACAACACTAAAACAAGATTTGAAGTAGAAAGTATTTTTAATTCTTCTTTCTACTTGTATAGTGATGTTGATAAGGCAACTTTACGAATTGGAGACACTGTTGATATCCTCATTGGCAGTAGTAATCAAGTAGCTCCAGGTGGATCTAATGCTCTTGTACAGTCAATTAGTACTCCACCAGTTTCTGTTGGAATAGCAGAAGTAACTTTAGGAAATATTGGTTCTTTTCAACCAGTTCCATTTCAATCTTATAGTATTAGAAGGAATCTTATAAAAGGTAAGAGTTTAACAACTCCAATTAAAGAAGGTAATAATGTTTATATTGCCGATACTTTAAATGTTTATACTGATGATAATGAAGAATTTGGATATATTGCATCAAATTCTTTACCAGGATATGAAATCTTAGATGAAATTATTGAATCATCTATATCAGATGGTCAGGAGTCTAATCTTGGTGGATATAGTGAAGAACTAAAGACTTGGAAATCTATTAAATTTGATTCTTCCGTAAGATTTTTAAATGGTGATCGTGTAAAATATATTGCTGAAAATCAATTAGTTGGATTAGTTTCTGGACAGTATTATTATATTAAGATAATAAAATCAAACGAAATTCAATTATATTCATCTAAAACATTACTGAATACTAGTAGTGATGATCCAGTTAGATTTATACCTAATCAATTAGGAGGAACACATTCCTTCACTCTTGACAGACATGAGAATAAGCAATTATCTTCCAACAATATTCTTAGGAAAATTTCATTAAAAGAAAAAATTTCATCTAAAAATAAAGATGTAAGAACTATTGGTAGTGTTGGTATTCTTATTAATGGTGTTGAGATTAGTAGTCCAGATTCTAGAGATAGCATTTATTTTGGTCCTTTAGACAAATTTGAAGTTTTAAATAGTGGTATAGGTTATGATGTAATTAATCCACCAGAAATTGAAATTAGTAGTGGAACATCTACTGCTTTAGTTGAACCTATTATTGTAGGAAGTGTAAAAGAAGTTCTTGTAGATCCCCAAAGTTTTGATGTTAATGATGTTCTTTCAGTAACATTAACAGGAGGAAATGGTAGTGGATGTCAGTTAGAACCAGTCTTTGGTAAAAGATTTAGAGAAGTATCATTTGATAGTCGTGCTTTATCTCTTGGTGGTGGTATTGATATTACTAATGAAACTATTACTTTTCTTGACGATCACAATTTTGTAAATGGACAATCCATTATTTACAATAATAATGGTAGTGATTCAATTTCTATAGGTGATGCTTTTGATCCAACAAATACCATTACAGGAACTTTAGGTAATAGTGATCAATATTTTGTTAAGGTTGTTAATCCATCAACTATTAAACTTCATATTAATGAAGGGGATGCTCTTGCAGGAATAAACACAATTGGATTTTCTACTGCAACAAGTTCTTCAGGTATTCATAAGTTTACAACTCTTCCAAAAAATAATCTTAGAAAGATTGTAGTATTAAATCCTGGTTCTGGGTATACACATAGAAAACTAAGAGTCAAAACATCAGGAATTTCCACAGTTTACAATACTGTATCATTTAAAAATCATGGATTTGAGACGGGTGAGACTGTTAATTATTCAACTACTGGAACTAGTATTGTCGGACTTGATACTTCCAATCAATATCAAATTCAAAAAATTGATTCCGATTCTTTTAGACTGATTAATTTGGGTATTGGTAGTACAGTTACTGAAAATATTGTAAAAAATAAACATGTTAACTTTACAAATTCTGGTAGTGGATATCATATCTTTAATTATCCAGATATTGAAGTAACTGCTAATATTTTATTTGAGGGAACGACAGGAACATTTACATTTACTCCTTCAATTACTGGAGAAATTGTTGATACTTATCTCTATGAAACCGGTGCTGGTTATGGATCAACAACTATAAACCTTCATAAAAAACCTAATATTAGTGTTTCTAAAGGTAAAAATGGGCAACTTTCTCCCATTGTTAGTAATGGAAGAATTATTGAGGTACAAATTTTAAATGGTGGGAAAGATTATAAATCAACTCCAGAATTAGTTGTTGAAGACACTACAGGCACTGGAGCAATTCTTAGACCAGTAATGGTTGATGGTAAAATTACTAATGTTATAGTAATTAATGAAGGTATTGGTTATAGTAGTAATGCAACAATTAAAGTAAAATCTAGAGGATTTGGTGCAAAGTTTGATACTAGAGTCAGAAAACTTCACATTAATGATGCAGAAAGATTCTCAAAATTTTCTAAAAATAAAAATGAGAAGATTTTTTCAAACTTATACAAAAATAATAGAGAAGATTCACTTGTATATGGAATATTTGGATATTCCGAAGATTTAGCAAAAAATATTGAGTCTCTTGATGATCTTCATTCACCGATCATTGGATGGGCATATGATGGAAATCCAATTTATGGTCCTTATGCATATTCTAATCCTAGTGATATTCAATCTGGTGTTGAAATTATCAAACCAAGTTATGAATTAGCACCCTCTTCAGTTGAAGATAGACCAGATTTTGAGAATGGATTCTTTATTGAAGATTACAGATATAATGCAAGTGGTGATTTAGATGAGCATAATGGTCGTTTTACAAAAACACCAGAATATCCAAATGGTGTTTATGCATACTTTGTTGGTGTTACAAAAGAAACTACATCTTCAACTCCTGAAGCATTTGAACCAAAATATCCATATTTTATTGGAAATACATATCAATCAAAATTTATTGAAGATAATCTAATATTAGATCATAAATTTGATTTTAATAATTCAAATCTCTCTAGAAATACTTTCCCATATAATATTAATCGTTTGAGAGAAGATTATGATTTTATTAATGAAAGTTATCAGCAGACTGAACAAATAAATTTTGTAAAGTCTGTATCTCAAGGATCTATAGATAAAATTAATATTGTTGATGGTGGTATTGGATATAAAATTGGAGATAGGGTCAATTTTGAAGATGAAGATGCTAGTGGTACAGGACTAAGAGCACAAGTATCTGAATTGGTTGGTGCTGCAATTACTTCTCTTGATACAACACTTGAAAGTTACGAAAATGTTGTATTTGAGTGGGATAATGATAGTCAAGTATCTGCTTATAATATTTCAGGATTTGAAATTCTCAATAATGATACTGTTGCTATTTCTGATTTATCTACATCAGTAGATGCTCTTGCAGATTCGTTTACCGTTGAATTTAGTACTCAAACTGTTGCTCTTGCAGCAACAATGAGTTCAAATAATTTTACTCCTTATGGTAAATATGAAGATATCTTCATTTCCAAAAAACTTAACAATGTATCAATTGGAAACTCAATTAGAATTGTTTCGGATTTAGGAAGTGAAATTGTAACTGTATTGAATACGTTTGATAATGATGTTATAAGAGTTAAGAGACATGGTAGTGCAGGTGCTGCACATAGTTTGAGTAGTAGACTTGAACTTCTTAATGATCGTGTAGTTCTTCCGGTAAAAACTAAACAGTTTGAATCTACGAGAGATGATTTAGTATATTTTAATGGGCACCAGTCAATTGGTCTTGGAACAACACCTGGAGGAGCACTTGAAACTACATTCTTAGTTGGGAATACAAATGTAACTGCAAATATTCCCTTTAGACAGATTCGCCTACCAAATCACCCATTTAAAACTGGTCAAAAAGTAATACTTGAGAAATCTTCAAATCCTGCAGTAGATCAAATTATTGTTGGTAACGATGAAAGTGGTGCAGGTACCTTCTTTGTTCCACAAGTGATATCAGAACTTTATGTAATTGATAAAGGTAAAGATTATATTGGTCTTACAACACAAGTTGGTCTTACCACTGCAGGAAATGGTCTATTTTTCTATAATAATGGTAGTGATAATTCAGAATACAAATTATCTTCAGATTTTACACAACTGACTGGTGATCTTAATAAAATTACTACCAAAATTAGTTGTGGTGCTACTCATGGGTTGAAAGTTGGCGACACAGTTAATTTAACTGTTAATCCTAACACCATAGTTGGTCTTGGAACAACATCGGCATGTAGAGCAGCATTTGATATTGATAATCAACTCCTATTAATCAATCGTGTTGATATTGATTCATCTGCATTTAATACTAATAATAACAGTATTACATTTAATGATCACGAATATAAGACTGGTGATAAGTTATTATATGAATCTAATAATGTAGCAACAGGTCTTATTTCAGGACAATCTTACTATGTTATAAAAGATAGTTCCAATACTTTCAGACTTGCAGAAACTTTATATGAAACCAATTCCTCAACAGAAAAATCTATTAATATTACTGGAACTGGAACTGGTACACATAAATTATCATTAATTAATCCACAAATTGATGTCACAAGAAATAGTGATCTTCAGATTAAATTAGAAGATTCTTCACTTACTGGATATGAATTAAGAATCTATAGAGAAAATGAATTTATTAATGAGTATAATTCATCTTCTGATACTTTAGATTTCAACGTTGTTAGAGTTGGTACTCCAGGAAATAGTGGTGCATCACTTACAATTAAATATTCTGATAATATTGTATCAGAACTCTTCTATACTCTTGAAAAGGGTGGATATATTAGTACTGCTGATAGGGATGTAACTAATTTCTCAAAGATAAACTATGTTAATAGTGAATATATTGGAACATATGATGTATTTGGAATTGAATCTACAACTTTTAATATCTCACCATTAAAATTACCAAAAGTTTTAAATTACACATCTAATCAATGTGACTCTTTAGAATATACAATATCATCTTCCAATGATATTACTGGTTCAATATCAAAAGTAGATATTATTTCTAAAGGATTTAATTATCAGAAACTTCCAAAATTTAAAGATGTTACTAGCGTAAATGGAACCAATGCAAATTTAGGAGCAATCTCATCTTCTATTGGAAGGATTAATAAAGTAAAATTTAGTAATATTGGATATGATTATCCATCAGACAAAACACTAAGACCAGAAGCAGATATTGCATCAACATTTAATATTGATAATTTAGATACAATTACTGGATTTAGTATTGTAAATCCAGGTGATAAGTATATTAGTGATCCAGATCTTTTACTTTGGAATGATACTAGTAATAAAATTGTAGATTCATCATCTTTAAAGACAGATGCTTCAAATGGATCTATTTCCACAATTGAGCAGATAGCACCTATATTTGGTTTAGAATCAGAACCACATAGAGTTATTGCAATTAACAACTCTAATGGTATTGGTATTAATAACATTACTACCGACAATTCTGGAACAGCTGTTTGTACATTAAAAACTCCGTTACTTACAGGATTCATAACACCACCATTTGCAGGAGGAGATCTTGTATTTGTTGAAGGCATTGAGATGTCTGATGATGGTGATGGATATAACTCTTCTGATTATAACTATCAGTTCTTTAAAGTTATCTCATATTCTAATACAAATCCAGCAACATTAACATTCCAAATTGCTGGTAATGATGGTATTGGATTTTCTACAAATCCAGGAATTGCTAAAACCAATCAATCTGGATATGCAAATATTATTAATAGCAAAGAATATCCAGATATTAAAGTTATTCAGGATAGAGGCACCTTCACTATCAATGAACCACTTCTTGTAGATGCAAATACTGGGTATGTAAGTACAGATCTTACAGTTGCTTCAGTAAGAGATGATTTTCTAAAAATAAATGGAAGATTTGACTTAGAAAAAGGTTATAAAATCAAAGGTGTTATTAGTGGATGTATTGCCGACATAACTAACGTTGATAGAAAGAGAGCAAAATTTAATATTAATTATTCATCTAAATTGAATATTGGGTGGAGAAATGATATTGGTAAAATTAGTGAAGATTATCAAGTCATTCCAGATAATGATTATTATCAAAACCTTTCATACTCTATCAAGAGTCCAATCACTTGGAATGAATTTTTATCACCAGTAAACAGCATACTTCATCCAGCAGGTCTTAAGAACTTTGCTGATGTTGGAATTTCTTCTACTGCAAATGTATCAGCATCTGCTGAAGGATCAACAATAGCAATTACCACTCTTGATATTAATTCTGAGAAGAGGGTAGATGCTATAAATCTGTTTGATAATAGTATTGATGATAATCCTAAAGAAAGTTTAATAGGAAATTTCTTACAATCTAACTCTTTACAAGTTCAGAATAGAAAGTTAGCAGACTATATTGAATGTAAAACCAACAGGGTTTTAATACATGATGATATTAGTGGCGAGTTCTCAAGCAGTGGATTTAAAGATATATTTAAAGAAATTGAAGAGATTGATACTCTTGATGATCATGTAAGATATTTAATTCAAATTATTGATCCAGATACTGGAAATATTCAAATTACCGAATTAGTATTACAGTCTACCAATCTTAACGCATATCTGTTCACAAAGTATAATACTTTTAGTGAAAAATTACTTGGAACTTTTCGTGCAGATGTTGATACTTTTAGTAGAAAAACATTAATATTTGATCCAGTTGATCCATATAATACTGATCATGATATTAAGATTCTAAAGAAGACATACTTATATCAAGATTTGCCTGTAGATATTACTGGAATTGGAACGGAAAATTTTGGATCTATTAATCTTACAAGTACATTTACATCTGGAATCGGTAGTGTTGGAACTGCTACAAGCACAAAAACTATTGCAGAGTTCAATGTAAATGATTTTAATGGTGCATTTGCTACTATTGAAATTAGAGATAGATTTGGACTAAATGTAAATTATATTGAAGCATCTATTGACTTTGATGGAACGGATACTTATTTAAATGAATATTATTTTGATTCTGAAAATATTTCATATAGTTATATTCAAACTGGTATTCTTGATGTTGAATATGATTCAAACTCTGGGATAGTCTCTTTAACTGCATCTAACAATGAAACTTCTACTGATGTATATGATGTTCGTTCTAGTATTGTTGGATTTGGAACTACAACATCTGGTATTGGAACATATCGTTTCCTTGTTAGCGGACAACCAGAAGGATCTGAAAATAGTGCAAGATTAGAATCTACTTTAGGTGAGGGATCAGGTACTGTAAGATTGGGCACATTTAATATTGATGAGATTGCATCATCATCTTCTATTGTTCGTGTTTCTGCAGGACAAACCTCTTCAATTCATCAGGTTACAATTATTGCTAATGATATTGAATCAGAGGTTTATGTTACTCCTGGTCCATTCTCAGCAGTTAATAATACATCTGGTCTTGGAACATTTGGTGGAGAAATTAATGGTAATGATTTCTACTTAAATTTCTATCCAGATTCTGGATATAGTGTTAAGACACAATCATTTAATGAGGTTCTTTACAGATTTAGTGATTTTGATAATGAACCACAATCTTTAGAATTTGGACCATCAGAACAAAATCTTTTCTTAACTAGCTTTGATGGTCTAAATGGTGTAAGAGCAAATAGAGTTAATTTTAAATTAAGTCATGAAAATTTTCCAATTTATACTAAGATATTCAATCCTGGGGATACGTCTAATATAGATTATGAAACAGGATTATTTAAATATACTAATCATTTCTTTAATACTGGAGAAGAACTGATTTATGAACCAAAATCAACATTTACTGGTGTTGGTCAAAGTGCAATGGGTATTGGTTCTACAGAAAATTATCTTGGAATTGTAACTGATAGACTTCCGGAAAGAGTTTATCCAATTGCTGTTACACCAGATAGTTTTAAACTGGCAACCAAAAAAGAATATGCTACAGCAGGTATTTTTGTAACATTTACTGATGCTGGTGAGGGAAATGCTCATGAATTAGAATTTACTAAAAAACTTTCCAAAACAGTTATTGCTCTTGATGGTATAATTCAGCAACCAATTACATTTACACCTATTAGTCATAGCCTTAGTTTTAACAATGGTTCAATTAGTGCTGGTATTGCTACGTTCAATCTCAGTGGTATTTCATCAATTCAACCAAGAGATCTTATTAGAATTGATGATGAATACATGAAGGTTGTTGAGGTTGGTCTTAGTACTAACTTTAATGGTGAAATTCTTGGTCCAATTAATGGTATCATTTCTGCTGGAATTGCTGCAACACATCCAACGGTTTCTGTTAAGAGGGGTGTTGTTGGTTCTACCGCTACATCACATATTGATAATGCGAATGTACAAGTATATCGTGGATCATTTGATATTGTTAAGAATGAAATATTCTTTATAGATCCACCAAAAGGAAATACTAGATCACAAAGAAATGAATCAAATTTACCATATGTAAAATCAGAATTTAATGGAAGAACATTCCTGAGATCTGATTATAATTCAAACTTTATTTTTGACGATATTTCTGATCAATTTACTGGAATTGGTAAAACTTTTACATTAACTGTTGGAGGTGCTAATACTTCAGGCATCCAACCTGGTGATGGTATATTATTCATTAATGGTGTTTTCCAAACCCCAACTACTGAAAATAATGAAGGAAATAATTATGAAATTGAAAGTGACATTAGTTCGGGAATAAGTACTGTAATTTTTACAGGCATTACTTCAGAAAATGGTTCTAATATTGAGTCTACATTTGATATCAATCAAAACCAAATTCCAAGAGGTGGTTTAGTTGTTTCCTTAGGTTCTACATCTGGACTTGGATATGCGCCTCTTGTTGGTGCAAAAGTCAAAGCGAAAAAGAATTCTTCTGGAGCACTTACCGAAATCGTTGGCATCAATACTTGGACTAATCCAGTTTCTATCAGCACTGCTTACTACAATAAGTTCTCGGGTATTATTCAGATTGAGACTTCAGATTCTCATAATTTGAAAGATGGTGATAGAGTGAAGTTATTAGGATTACAATTCACGTCTACTCCTACATATAGCGGAACTTTCCCAGATCCTGATAGATCATTTGATATTATCAATATTGTTAGTGCAACTGAATTAAATGTAAATGTTGGCACAAGCGATATTACTCACGATTATGATGGTCAAGGTGAGATTTATGAGCATTTCTCTCTAAATGTTGGTTCTGGTTATAGAGAACCAGTTTCAATTGCGGTAACCGATCTTGCCTATGAGCATAGATTTGAAAGAGCAGTAACTAATGCTGTTTCTAGTCAGTTTACACCAACTGCAGCAAAGTATACTTCACATACAGGTGTTCTCCAATTAACTATATCAAATCACGGTCTTACTACTTCCGACACCATAACGATTGCTGATAATTCTCTAATCTTTAGATGTTCTGATGATAATTTCTTCACTGAACAATCATATCCAAGATCTACTGATCCAGCATCTGGATCTAATTTAACAATCACTTCAGTTACTACTAATACAATTACGGTAAATGTTGGACCTGGTGGTGGTGCAGGAACAGGTGCTGTAGTTGAAGCAACTGTGGGTGCAGGAGGAACACTTACGTTTAATGTTACAAGTCCTGGAAGTGGATATATTAATCCCGTTATTCAGATTCCAGAACCAGTTTATGAAAATATGCCTGTTGTGGGTGTTTCTAGACTTGGGGTTGGTCCTACAACTGAAACTGGTAGAAATCTTTTGCTTAATTTGACGGTTGGTGCTGCATCAACAACTGTTGGTATTGGTTCAACACTTTTCCTCATTGACTCTTATAAAATTGTTAGAAATGGATATGCATTCCAACCTGGTGATGTTTTGGAAGTAGTTGGTCTTGTAACCGCTAAAGATTACAATCAACCTATTGCACCATTCCAACTTGAAGTTGTACGAACATTTAATGATTTCTTCTCTGCTTGGACTTTTGGTGAAATGGATTTCATTGATAATATTGCAGTCTATCAAAATGGAACTAGAAAGAGATTCCCATTATTTTACAACGGAGAACTCTTGAGTTTTGAAATTGATAAGAATAATCCACTTTCTTCTAAAATTAATTTAGATGCAGTTCTTATTATTTTTGTTAATGGTGTTCTTCAAAAACCTGGATATGCCTATGAATTTATTGGTGGTACATCATTTATCTTTACAGAAGCACCAGATACAGAAGATGATGTAGATATTTTCTTCTATCTTGGTCAAGATGGTATTGATGTTAACCTAGTGAATGTTACAGAGACCCTTAAAGTTGGTGATGATGTATCTGTCAATAAGCATCCATTATATCAACAAACTGTTGATCAATTATTATCAAGAACCATAATTGAAATTACTGGAGCAGATACTATTGAAACTCCAATTTACAAAGGTCCTGGTATAAATCAAAATATATTCAAACCATTTGATTGGATAAAACAAAAACGGGACAAATATGTAAATAGTACAATTATTTACAAGACAAGAAGCAGTCTTGAACCAAGAATTTTCCCAACATCCAAAATTATTGGTGATATAACTCCATCCTCTACAGAAATTTTTGTAGATAATGCTCAGTTCTTTGATTATGAAGATGATTATTATGGATTAACCATAATTGATTTTGATGGAATCATTATTGATCATAATGAACCAGTTCCTGCAAATCTTTCTCCAGTTGTTAGTGCTGCAGGATCTGTTACGTCCATCAATATAGTTGATGGTGGTAATGGATATACACCAGGCATCACTAGCGTTAGCATTGCACCACCAATTGGCGGAACTGGAACTAATGTATTCAGACCAAAAGTTACAAATAGAGGTGGAATTATTGGAGCAGGATCTAATACTATTACTGGTATTAATACTGCATCAATTGTAGTTGGTCAGTCTTTGGCAAGAGTGTTTGATGGGTCAACAGAAATTGTTGATAATACTTATACTGTTACTTCTATTGGTAATGCAACTGTCGTTCTTAGTAAGTCTGCTACAAACACAGCACAGTTAGAAAAGATATTTGAATTTGGTACTTATCAAGATCAATTACGTGCTACTGCAAATGCTACAGTTTCTGCTGGAGGAACTGTTGCATCAATTTCAGTAACTAATACTGGAACTGGATATACAACATCTACACCACCAAATGCTATTGTGGAAATTGCTTCTGCAAGAACTGAACTAATTACCAATTTTAAAGATATTCAAGGATTTAGTGGAATTATTACTGGTATTAGTGAAACCACTGGAAGTGGTGGTCAAAAAGCAATTAAGTTTAACTTTAAAGGATTATTAGATTATACCACTGGCGGTGAGTTGCAAGTTGCAGGTAGTATTTTAGATCTTCAAGCTGGATATCCAGTTATGATTAGTAATACCAAAGTTGGTAATGGTGTTGTTTCAGTAAATGATTCAGATTCTGCGATTGTTGGTATTGGAACATCATTCCTTGATAATATTTACATCGTAGACTCGTATTCATCCATATCTTCAAATGGTGAAATTATTTGCAATGTAACCTCTTCTAGTAATCTTACATCAATTGCATCTACTGGAAACTTTGATGATAATCAAGCAGGTTTAACAACTTCTCTTGGAACAATATCTTGGGGTAGATTGTACAATGGAAGCAGTGGAATAACTAGAAGTAATCCAATTTCTATTGGTGTTACTGGATTAACTGTTGATGCAGATCTTTCAACATTCCCAACAATTCAAAGAAGAGCAGACTTTGGTGAAGGTGGAACTGGAGCAATTCGTTCTAAATCATTAAATCCTAGTCTCAATTTTTATCCACAATAATTTCCTATAAATATATAAAAAAAGATAAAATGTCCGCACTTGTTACTGATCAATTTAGAATTCTGAATGCCAGTAATTTTGTCGAATCGTTTTCTAACGATAAGAACTCATATTACATTACTTTAGGTCTTCCCAATCCAACTGCAGTTGGATTTGGAAGAAATTCTACTTGGAATACTGATCCTCCTGCACCTGTTGATAATTTACAATATAACTCACATTCTAGTGATGTTATGATGTTTGGGAAAAAAGTTTCTTCTTCTAATGTTAGAAGATTAATACGGAGGATTAATTATGTTCAGGGTAATAGATATGAAATGTATCGCCATGATTATAGTATTCTCAATCCATCTCCTTTGACTAATGCATCTAGATTATATGATGCAAATTATTATGTAATAAATGAAGATTATAGGGTCTACATTTGCATTGAAAATGGATCACATGGAGATATTGGAAACACATCAAATTTAACAGGAAATGTATCTCTCGATCAACCAACCTTCACCGATTTAGAACCATCCAAAGCTGGTGATAGTGGTGATGGATATATTTGGAAGTATTTGTTTTCAGTTAATCCAAGTGATATTATAAAATTTGATTCTACTGAATATATCACCGTTCCAAATAATTGGGAATCTTCCACAGATTCTGAAATTGAATCAATTAGAGAAGCAGCAGATTCATCGGTAAATGAAAATCAAATAAAAGCAGTTTATATTGAAAATGGTGGTGCTAGCTATGCTTCAGGTCTCGGTCAAGAGATGGATATTATTGGTGACGGAACTGGTGGAAAAGTAAGAGTTGATGTTGTTGGTGGAAAAATTACCAATACTGTTGTTACTAATGGTGGTAAGGGATATAGTTATGCATTGGTTGATTTAGGTAGAATCAATTCAAGTTCAACTGGAACTTTTGCAAATTTAATTCCAATCATTCCACCATCTAAGGGTCATGGATATAATATTTATTCCGAATTAGGAACAGATAAAGTTCTAGTTTATGCTCGTTTTGATGGTAATGATAAGGATCTTCCAATTGATACCAGTTTTGCACAAGTATCAATTGTAAAAAATCCAACAGCAGTTGGAACTAGTGGTACATTTTATGGAAATAACTTTAATAATTTAAATGCATTTAAGTTTTTATCTTCCACTATTTCTGGTACTCCAAAAGTAGGGGAAAAGATAGAACAAATCGTTACTGGCGGAAAGGCAGTTGCATATGTTGCTTCTTTTGATGAAGAAACAAAAGTCTTGAAGTATTTCCAGGACAGATCATTATTTTTCAAAAATGATACTGAAGATTACACAGGAATTAGCACAGATGGTAGAAGATTAGATTTCAATTCATCTAGTGTAAATCCTATTAGTGGGAAAACATCAGGATTTAGTGCTTCTATTGATAGTGGATTTGCAGGATTTACTACAAATCCAACAGGAACAAAATTAATTAACTTAGGTGTTAATTTTACAGGAGGCATGGCAGTTTCTGAGATAAATAAAGGTTCAGGGGATATTATTTTCCTGGATAATCGGGCAAGTATTGCTAGAAACATCCGCCAAAAAGAAGATTTAAAGATAGTACTGGAATTCTAAAAAATGCCACAGAAGACTAATCTCAATGTAAATCCTTATTACGATGACTTCAATAAGGATAAAAATTTTTATAAAGTTTTGTTCAAACCTGGATATCCTGTTCAGGCGAGAGAATTAACTGGTCTTCAGTCAGTTTTACAGAACCAAATAGAATCCTTTGGCAGTCATATGTTCAAAGAGGGTTCTATGGTGATTCCTGGTGGAATCACTTGTGATAATCAATTTACTACAGTTAAAGTTAATACTACTAATTTAGGTATTGACGTAACAGTGTATTTGGATTCTATCACTTCCGGTAAAGGAACTTTAGTCAAAGGTACAACTTCTGAGGTTGTAGGCACAATTAAAGGTTATCTTCTCCCCCCAGACTTAGGTGTAGAAGAAATCACTCTATTTGTTAAGTACCTTGATGGTTCTAGTGATGGAGAATCTCTAGTATTTTATGATGGGGAAGTATTACAATTAGAAGAAAACGTTGCCTATGGTAATACAACACTCGTAGCAGGAGATTCTGTATTCACCCTAGTAAATAACAATTCAACCGCCACAGGGTACGCTGTAGGTGTTGCAGAGGGCGTTTATTTTATTAGAGGAACATTTGTTGATGTTCAAAGTTCTCAAATTGTTCTAGATCCTTATGATAATGAACCATCATTTAGAGTTGGATTTGATATTCTAGAAGAAATTGTAAATGCTGATGAAGACTCAAGTCTTAATGATAATGCAAAAGGATTTACAAACTATGCTGCACCAGGTGCAGATAGATTTAAAATTAGTTTAAATTTAGCAAAAAAACAACTTACTGATTTTGAAGATACTAACTTTGTAGAGTTAGTTAAAATTGATAATGGAGAAATTAAGAGATTACAAGATAAATCAAATTATAATCTGATTAGAGATTATTTTGCTAAAAGGACTTTTGATGAGTCTGGTGACTATTCTATTGATAGTTTTATTGTAGAAACATCAGAATCTCTCAATGATGAAGTAGGAAATGGTGGTCTGTTTAGATCTGACGAATTAACTGAAGAGGGAAATACACCCACAGAAGATTTGATGTCAGTCAAAGTTTCTGCCGGAACTGCTTACGTTAGAGGATATGATGTTGACCTAGAGGGTTCAACAGTACTTGATGTTGAAAAACCAAGAACTACAAAAACAGTTCCTACTTCTCAAATTCCATTTGAAGCAGGAAGTCTTCTGAGAGTTAATAATGTAGCGGGTGTTCCATATATTAATATTGGTGATACTTCTAGTGCTAATACCACCAATTCCAATATTATTGAACTCTATAAGGAAAGAAGAAATAATACAGATGTTAATAGTATTACAGATCAAAATACTGCTGGTCTCACTACCAAAATTGGCGAAGCAAGAGTTTATTCGTTTGGTGTAACTGATGATAGTTACAAAGGAAATGCTACTGAATGGGATTTATATCTCTATGATATTCAAACATTCATTGAACTGACTCTTAGCAATACATATAATCAAACAGATGTTCCATTAACTTCACTTGTTAGAGGTCTTTCTAGTGGTGCAACTGGATATCTTGCAGAGTCAACTAGTAATACTTACAAGTTAAATCAAACTTCTGGTGAATTTTTAGTTGGTGAGCAAGTAATCATCAATGAAGAGGTTAAATTCCAGACAGGTATTCAGAGTATTACTGTATATACTACAGATGATATCAAAGCAGTATTCCAGGATGCTGATGGTTTAAATAGTAGTCTTCAAACAAACTTTATTGCAAATACAGTTCTTCATGAAGTAGGACTACCAAACTTTGCTAAAACTGATTTACTAAACATTACTGGTACAACTGGAAAAGTTAGTGGAAGATTTTTCAGTGGTGTAACTGGAATTAAAGAAGGAAGAACTATTAAATATCAGACTGGTGGTACTGATCCAGTTTATGTTGATATTAGTGGTATTGCTGGAGACGGAACAAATATCACTCTAGCAGACCCCGATACTGCTGTTACAGGTGTTTATTCTAACACCTCTGCTGATGGAAACTATACATTCTCAATGATGGTTCCAAGAATCATTAACACTGGTTCTACAGGTTTATATTCTGCACTTCCTGTTCAAAATATTGCATCAGTTGATTTATCTGGGGCACAGTTAATAATTACCAAACAAATTAATGGTAAGTCTGTTGTTGCTAATAGTATGCAGATTACTGTTGCAGATGCAATTGATGCTTCGGCAGGAATTACTAGTGTATTTTATGAAGCATTTGATGCTGAGAGATATTCAATCCACTATTCTGATGGAAGTATAGAATCATTATCCTCTGGTATGGTCACCTTAGGTTCTGGTGGATCAAGTGTTACATTTAATGGATTGAGCAAAACAACAGATTCAAATGTAACTGTAATTGCAACTCTTTCTAAGAGATCTATTACTAATAAGTCTAAAGATTTTATTAGAAGTCAGAAGTTAGATATAACTAGAACACAAAAAACTAAGACCCTTAACGGTCTTACAGATAGTAAGTATTATGGAACTAGAATTGAAGATAATGAAATATCTTTGAACGTTCCTGACGTTGTAAATATTCGTGCAGTTTATGAGTCTACAGATTCAAATGCACCTATTCTTGATAAATTAACCTTTGTTAGTGGATTATCTTTAGATCAAAATGTAGTTATTGGTGAAAAAATTACTGGTCAAGATGGTAGAGCAGTTGGTCAAGTAGTCAGTGCAACAGCAACTGAAGTTTTCTATGTTCCTAGAAATAGCAATAACTTTATTGTGGGTGAAAGTGTTAAATTTAGTGATTCCTCTTTAAATCTGGAACTTCAACAATCAACTAAAGGTAGTTACGTTGATTTAACTGAAAATTATAGATTAGATGATGGTAGTAGAAATGAATATTGTGACTATTCTAGAATTGTAAGAAGAGATGGTTCTCCAACTCCAGATAAGCGTTTACTTATTATTTTTGATAAGTATGATATTGCTTCTGGTAATAGTGGAGATGTATTTACTTGCAGTTCATATGGTGCAGGTAGATACAAGAGTGATATTCCATCTCTTCCAAATGGTCTTCGTGTCAGTGATTTAATTGACTTTAGACCAAGGGTTAAACCATTTGATTTAACAACCACATCTTCACCATTTGCATTTAATAGTAGGCAGTATGAATCCACCTTTAGATATGTAATTACTCCAGGTGAAACTTCATTCTTTGGATATAGTTATTATCTTCCAAGAGTTGATCTTATCAGCATAAATCGTTTTGGTGAGGTAGAAGTTATCAAAGGTGAACCTTCTGATAGTCCACAGTCTCCTGTTCTTGCAGATGATGCAATGGAGATTGCTCAAATCTCTCTTCCACCATATCTGTATAATACTACTAAAGAACCGAAAATTCTTCTGAGAGATAATAGAAGATTTACCATGAGGGATATTGGTGTTCTTGAAGATAGGATTGAAAATCTTGAAGAGGTTACTAGCCTTTCAATGCTAGAACTTAATGCAAAAACCCTCTCTGTGACTGATGCTAATGGTTTAGATAGATTTAAGAGTGGATTTATTGTTACTGATTTTAAAGATAAATCACTTGCTGATCCTCGGCATAGTACTATTGATATTGATAGAGAAAATGCAGCTGCAATAGCACCTATTGATTTTTGGAGTATAAATGCAGAACTTGCTTTAGATCCAGGTATTGATTTACTTACAACAAGTAATACTTCTAATCAAAAATTATTAGATCAATCTATCCAAAAAACTGGTGATATGCTAACTTTAGCATATACTGAAGTTGAATGGTTAAATCAACCACATGCAACTAATGTTGAAAATGTTAACCCATTTAGTGTTATTGCTTTCCAAGGTGGTGTATTATTAGATCCTAGTTCTGATAATTGGACAAGAACTATCTATGTTAATGACCATAGAGCAGAGTCAACTGGTGCTAAATGGAAACAGATAGCAAAAACCACTACAAATGTAGATACCACTAGTGAAATTAAGACTTATAAAAAAGGTGGTGGTAGAGGTGAAAAACGAAAGAAAACAGTCTATACTACAACAACTACAAAGAAAACAAATTATACAGCAAAACTTACAGGACCTTCCAGAGAGTTTGATTATGTTGAAAATGTAAAAATATCCAGTGAAGTTGATCCTTGGATGCGCTCCAGAAATGTTTATTTTAATTCTAACGGTTTAAAACCATATATAAAGCATTATCTGTATCTTGATAGCCAACAAGTCGATATTGTACCAAAACTTTGTGCAATCCAGATGAAATCTGGTACATTTACAGTGTTTGAAGATGCTGATATTTTAGATTCAAACAACAATAAGGTTGGATTTATTAAAATTCAAAGACCAAATCATAAATTTGGTGATAAATCTAGACCAGATATTGGTGCCGGATTAGCGTCTCCTTCTGTTCTGGTAGAAAACTATCAAAGTAATCCATATGATAGAAATAAACCTGTTCCAGGAGAATCTTATTCTCCTACATCCGAATTAATTAATTTTGGTGTTAGATCTTTAGCAACTAGACAAAAATATTATGGATATGTTGAAAAAGGATTTAAAATTGTAGGAAAAGAAAGTGGTGCAATTGCAACAATTACTAGAGCAGAATTAATTTCTGATAATTGGGGCGATATTGTTGCCAGTTTCTTCTTTAGAGATGCAAATAGCACACCAAAACCTGCTACTTTAGTTAAGAGTGGTACTAAAACTGTTAAAGTTACTGCAATTCCACCAAATACAGTTACTGTTCCTGGATCAACTGTATTTGAATCTCAAGGACTTGGAACTTATGAGGGTTCGGGAACCGTTATTACTCAAAATACCAGTACAGTTTCTGTTAGAAATCCACCCAAACCAAAAGCAAAGAAAACTAAAATTGATATTACAGTTAAAACAAAGGCAGTACATAGGGATCCATTAGCACAGTCATTTACTGTTGATAGTACTGGCGCATTCTTAACTGGATTTGATTTATATTTTGCATCTAAAGATCCTAATTCTAAAGTTTTTGTCGAACTTAGAACTATGGAACTTGGAACTCCAACTCAGTTCTTAGTGCAAGATTATACTCAAGTTGCTTTAAATCCAAAAGATGTTAATGTCAATGAAAACAATCCATTTGAACCTATAGCAACAAATATAAAATTCTCATCACCAGTATTTTTGGAGGCAGAGAAAGAGTATGCAATTGTTGTACTTGCTCCTTCATCCGATAAGTATGAGTTGTGGACTGCAACTATGGGTCAAAAGGCAATTTCACCAACACTCCTCCCAGATGTTCAAGATGTAGTTGTTACCAAACAGTATATTGGTGGATCATTATTTAAATCTCAAAACGGTACTATATGGACACCAAGTCAGTTCCAAGATCTTAAATTTACATTATATAAAGCAAAGTTTGCAAAATCTGGAACTTTAACTTGGTATAATACAGATATTACTCCAAAAGGAGATAATAATGCAAGATTAATTACCAATCCTATTGAAAGTCTTCCTAGGAAACTCATGTTACCTATAACTGGAACACTTAATAGTTCAGTTGAACTTGGTACTAAAGTTATTCAGGGAGCAACTGGGAACACTATAAATGGATTTATTGAAAACTTTGGTGCTGCTGCAGCAGGTATTGGGATTGTTGGTGGTGGTTCTGGATATAAAGCATCACAAAATAGTGTAACTGGTGTTGGACTTTATTCAATTACTGGAAAAGGAACCGGTGGTATTGTAACAATTAATACTGATGCGGATGGTAAAGTTTCCAATGTAACTTTAACTACAAATGGTTCTGGGTATGTTGATGGAGAAATAGTTGGAATTGTAACTTCAGATATCGCAACTCCAGTTGGAACTGGTGCTAAGTTTACTATTAATTCTATCAGCGCGTCAACAGATACTCTGTATCTGACTGATGTTCAAGGCGAAAACTTCACTAATACTTCAAATATCTATTTCTTCAATTCCTCTTCAGTAAGAACAGATTCTAATACAACTGCTTCTGCAGAGTCTACATTAATTTCATCTGAATATTCTGGAAATGTATTCAGAATTAAGCAGTACACTCATGCTCATCATGGTGGAAACAATAAGATTGAAATTGTTGATGTTCTTCCAGATACTACAATAACACAAACTACATCTGAATTTGGTCTAACTTCAACTCAAGTTTCTGTTGCGAATACATTACCATTTGGAAGTTTTGAAGGTATTAGTACTTCTAGAGGTTACGCTCTGTTAGGTGGAGAAATTGTCTCTTATAATGGAATTAATGCAACATCTTCTCCTGCAGGTACATTAACAATTGATGCTCGTGCAATTAGTGGATCATCTAAAATTATTCACGAGTCTAATAGCAATATTCAACCATATGAGGTTAACGGTGTATCTTTAACTAGAATTAATACCATACATGATATTCCATCAACATATTATAACACTATGAATTCAAATGTTGATTCATATCATCTTGAATTTGATAGAACTATACTTGCACCTATAGACAGAAGTTCTGGTGATGGTAGGGTCAACTTTACTTCTCAAAAAGGATTTGGTGGAAATACTGTTGGAATTTCCAAAAACTACCAGTTTAGTTCTGTTGAACCATTATTTAACTTTATCACTCCCGGTAAAGGTACTAAAATAACTTCTAATATTAGAACAATTACAGGTACTAGTGCAGGAGGTAATGAAACATCATTTATAGATCAAGGATATGAAGCAGCTACTCTTAATAAAGTAATTAAATTTGATACTCCAAGAATGGTTGCTTCTGAGATCAATGAAAATACATATCTCACAACAATGCCTGGAAATAAATCTCTTACACTAAGAGTTGATTTTGAAACTGAAAATGAAAATCTATCACCAATGATGGATGTTCAAAATGCATCGTTTATTCTTGGTAGAAATAAGGTAAATAATCCAATTTCGGATTATACATCTGATCCTAGAAGTAATAACTATGATAATGATCCTCACGGTTCAGTATTTGTTACTAAAACTGTAGGTCTTCAGCAACCAGCAACAAGTTTGAAAGTTATTATCGCTGCTCATAGGCAGGAAGATGCTGATTTTAGAGTTTTCTATAAATTAGATAAGGTAGATTCTAGTGGAGTTGATCAAAAATTTGTTCCATTCCCAGGATATAATAATTTACTTGATACTGATGGTGATGGATTTGGAGATCAAGTAATTGATCTTAATAAAAATAATGGAAGAGCAGATGCTTATGTTGCACCTAATGAAAATAGTGAGGATTCATACTCTGAGTATCAGTTCTCTATTGATAATGTAGATCAATTTAATGGTTTTGCAATTAAAATTGTTATGTCGTCAACAAATGAATCAAAACCAGTTAAATTGAAAGATTTCAGAGCACTCGCACTTGCCTAATATGGAAAAAAAAGATCTAATTCCTGTTGAGGGACATAACAATCTTTTTAGAGATAGAAATACAGGAGCTATCATTAATAACGATAATTCTGGTTATATTCAATATAAAAAAATGAAGCAAAAGAGGCAGACAGAACGAGAAGAACTTGATATACTTAAGAGTGATATTGAAGAAATTAAATCTTTATTAAAGGAAATTACTAATGGATCCAGATGACATAAAACTTGGAGCACTTTCCAAGCAATTTGCTTATCAAAAACTTGCTAATGAAATTGATGAATGCGATTCTGTGACTATGTTGAAAAACATTGCTAAGTCATACGCAAAACTTTATCTTAAACAACAAGAAGTTGTAAGTACTTTAGGACTTAAAGGAATATAAATAGTTTTTAGATTCCTGATAATCATCGTAAATGGCTGATATTAAAGTCAGGGTAGGTCAACAACCTGCAGTAAAAGTAATATCTTCGCTTGCTGGTGCCCAAGGACTTTCTTTGGCTGAACTTAATGATGTTTCTGCAACCAATTTGCAGAATGGAATGGTTCTGGTATACAACAGTTCCATTCAAAAGTGGGAAGCAACGCTAGAACTTACACCAGGTGCAACTCAGAATTTAGACATCAACGGGGGAAACTTCTAAATGGCAAGTATTATTAGGATAAAAAGATCCTCTGGTACTAACAAACCAGCATCATTACAATGGGGAGAACTTGCATACGTAACTGGTATTGGTAGTTTTGGTGGAACTAATCAATATAAGGATAGAGTTTTCCTAGGAGACGACGGCACTAACGTTAATCCAATAGGGGGACGCTATTACACCTCTATGATGGAGCACGCTCCTGGTACTATTCCAGCAGCGTCACACAACACTAGAAACCAAGACAAGGGTGTTGTAGCCATTATGGCACCTGCAACTAACTCTGGTTTGAGTGGTGCAGAATCACTGAAAGTAGATCAATGGAACGTAGATAACTTAAGAATTGATCTTAATACTATCTCCTCAACGAATACTGATGGAGATATTATTCTTGATCCAAACGGAACTGGTGAAGTAGTCATTCCCGATGATACTTTTTTGACTTTCGGTAATGATGATAACGCCAGAATTGAATATGATGAAGATGGGACAGATCATGTTCAAGTAACTGGTGCTCCATGGACTTGGAATTCAAATATCATATTTGACGGAGAAACTCAATTCGGTGATATAAAAGTTGAAGATAATATTATCTCTACCGTATCTGGTTCGGGTAATACCCTTTATATTGATCCATATCCAGATGGTTTAAGTAATGAAGGCACTGTAATTATTAAAGGTGATCTTCAAGTTGATGGTACAACTACTACCGTTAACTCAACTTCTAAGACTTTAAACGATCCAATTCTTCATATTGGTGATGTTACGAGCACTAGAACTGTAATGGTATCTGTCAGTAATTCTGGCGCTACATCTTTGACTCTAGACTCTGTTGTTGGTATCAATACTGGTGACGCTGTTACTGGAAGTGGTATTGCTAATAATACTACCATCAGTTCTTATAATACTGGTGCTAAAACGATTACGTTTAATAACTCCACAACTGCAGGTGTTCCTGCAACAACACAACTAACAATTACTCACGGATACGATAGTAATACTGATAGAGGTATTTCTTTCACATTTAACACCAGTACTGGAACTTCCAATAATAAGACTGGTTTCTTTGGTATGGAAGATAGTTCCATCGCTAATAGTGCGGCGGATGCTGATAACCATGGAACTCATGCAGATGATAGCAGAAGATGGACATATGTTCCTGATGCTACTATTGCTAGTAGTGTTGTTGCAGGAACAAAAGGATTCCTTGATATTAAAGGTATCTATTATCAGTCTGGCAATTATTCCACCGGTGGTGTTGTTTATTTTGATGACACTGGTCTCCAAAGATCAACCAACGCCCCCGCTTCACCAGTTTCAACATCTAAGCAAGTATTAACGGCAATTACAAAGAAAGACTTTGTAGTATCTGTTGCAATTACAGCAGGTGCTGGTGATATTATTAGACAAGACAGTACTGGAGCATATGGTGTTGTTGAAAATGCTGTGACTAGTTCAACTACTGTAAGTTTAATTGGAATTGAAGGTGCATTTAATACTTCAGATAATCTGAGAAGAGAGGGGCAGAGTGGATTTATCACAAATCTTGCTTCAGTTCCAAATACAATCACCGACATATATACTAACAAACCCCATTGGACTTCAACTCTTGATGGTGGTACCTTCTAATATTAAATGGAAAATCAATCTGAAGTGGACGTGAATGTCCTAATTAAAATTTATAATTCTAAATTAGCAACAGTATCAAATCAAAACGTTCTTCTTGAGGCAAAGTTAGCAACTCTATCTCAAGATTATAAAGAACAACTTGATGCTTTACTAGAAGAAAACGCGGATCTTAAGGCACAATTAGAAGATTAATATGGCAAAACCATCATCTAGACAAGGACTCATAGACTATTGTTTACGTCAACTTGGTGCTCCAATCCTTGAGATTAATGTGGACGACGATCAAATTGATGATCTAGTTGATGATGCCATTCAATATTTTAATGAGCGCCATTTTGATGGTGTTGAAAAAATGTATCTTAAGTACAAAATCACTGAAGATGATGTAACTAGAGGTACAGCAAAAGGAACTACTGGTACAGGAATTGTACAAACAACTGCTACTGATACTTCCAATAGAACATATAATTTTTATGAAACTGAAAACTATATTCAAGTTCCAGAATCTGTAATTGGAATTGAAAAGATTTTTAAATTTGATTCTAGTTCCATTTCTGGTGGGATGTTCAGTATCAAATATCAACTGTTCTTGAATGATCTTTATTATTTCAATTCAGTTGAACTTCTTCATTATGCAATGACTAAAAGTTATCTTGAAGATATTGACTTCTTATTGACTCCAGATAAGCAAATAAGATTTAATAAAAGACAAGACAGATTATATCTAGATATTGATTGGGGTTCTCAACCTGCAGGGGAATTTATTATACTTGAATGTTATAGAGCATTGGATCCTGCAGCATTCACTCAAATTTTTAACGATAGTTTCATGAAACTATATCTTACCGCTCTCATTAAGAGACAGTGGGGAAGAAATCTTAGTAAGTTCAAAGGAGTTAAACTTCCTGGTGGTCTTGAACTTAATGGAGGAGAAATTCTTCAACAAGCAGAATCAGAATTAGCAGATATCAGATCAAGAATGATGACTGAGTTCGAATTACCTCCCCTAGATTTTATCGGATAATGGCTCTTAATCCTTTCTTTTTACAAGGTACTGCAGGTGAGCAGAGACTAGTTCAAAATCTAGTCAATGAGCACTTAAGATTTAATGGTGTAGAAGTAATTTATATTCCAAGAAAATATGTAAATACAAAAACTATTATTGAAGAAGTTCAATCATCTAAGTTTGATGATAATTATTCAATTGAAGCATATGTAAATAATTTTGATGGTTATTCTGGTGCTGGTGATATACTCACAAAGTTTGGTGTAAGCGTAAGAGATGAACTTTTACTTACAATCTCCAGAGAAAGATTTGAAGAATTTATTTCTCCATTTTTAGCGTCAGAAGATGATGGGACTGGAACTGGTGAAGTTATTTTATCAACAAGACCAAGAGAAGGAGATATAATATACTTTCCATTAGGTGAACGTTTATTTGAAGTTAAATTTGTTGAGCATGAAGATCCATTTTATCAGTTAGGTAAAAATTACGTATATCAACTTAAGTGTGAACTGTTTGAGTATGAGAATGAAGTATTTGATACTTCTCTTGATATTTTAGACACTCAAGTTCAGGATGAAGGTTTCATCACAACACTTAACTTGGTTGGTACTGGAAGAACTGCATCTGCTATTGCACAGATTCAAGGAACAGTTCCCAGTGGATATATTGATAAAATTTTCCTTAATAATGATGGATATGGATATACATCAGTACCATCAATTAATATTACACAATCACCTACTAATCAGATTGGTGACCATGCTAAAGCAGTTGGTATATTGACTACTGTAGGTGGGGTTACTTCTATAAAAGAAATTTTACTCACAAATGCTGGTGCAGGATATACAGTTGCACCAATAATCACTATTACAGGTGGCGGAGGAGCAGGTGCTGCTGCAACATGTTCAATTAGAACAACTGGTCTTGGTGTTATGAGAATTGTTGTTACTGATGGTGGTGTTGGTTATAGTACTGCACCAACAGTAACAATTGATGCACCTCCAATCACTTCACAACCTATTGATGTTAATATAGTTACAACCGTTGATGATAATTTTTCCTATAATGTTTCTGAAAGATTTGATTCGGAAATCACAACATTTGATGGAGAATTGACCTTTGATAAGAATTCATAAATAGAAGAAAGTAATTTTTTACAATGGCACGATTAGGCATATCAACTGGAACTACACCAAATGATGGTACTGGAGATTCGTTGATTGATGGTGCTGATAAGATTAATAAGAATTTTGAAGAAATTTATAATGCTATTGGAAATGGAACTACTATATTTGCAGGTAGTCCAAATATGCAGGTTGGTATCATTACTGCAACAGAATATTATGGAAATGGTGCTAATCTAACAGGTGTTGGTGCCGATGTAACTCTTCAAGATAATGGAACTGGAATTGGTACAGCAAGAATTATCAATTTTGGAGATTATCTTGATGTATCTTCAATTACTTCCACAGGAATTTGTACAGTAACTTCTACATTTATTGGTAGTAATCAACTTGGAGTAAGAACTGATATTTCACAGACAACAGGTTCAATTGCAGACGATGCAGCAGCAAATATTCAGTTTGCTGGATTTAAATCATATACACTTTATAAAGTTCAAACTTCTGCTGCTGCTTGGGTTACATTATATACAAATTCAGCAACAAGAACTGCAGATGCAAGTAGAAATATAAACACAGACCCAGCAAACGGTTCTGGCGTTATTGCTGAAGTTATTACAACTGGCGCACAAACTCAGTTAATTACTCCAGCAACTATTGGAT